TTACTCGCGCTCCTTATCTTTGAAAAGTTTGGATTGGAGGAGCCTTTGCTCCAACTTTTCGCTGCTCAAAAAATGTCCCAAAGCCAAGGCGATCGCGTCTGTGGGAAGCCCCAGGATTGCGGCAATTAGTGCTACACAAGGGTAAAAAATTGCGCCATTTAGTTCGCGGGTGGCGATGTCAAATTTCTCGAAACCAGAATTATTAAATTTCAAGGAAATATTTAGAGATTGGCCTACAAGCAGCCCGGTCAACACAGCGGCAAAGAGGTAGGAATAGCCCTTGCCAAGGCGAGAATTTTTTGGGGTTGGAGGGGAAGTCATGATGGCGAGGGCTGCACTACTTCGCTAGGGTTCCCTCAAAAACAAAACGCCACTCTGGTAAGCGGCGTTCAACCTATGAGTGTTGGATTTTGCTAGCGATAGCGGTCAGAGGAACTTGTCGCCGCGTATTATAGCTGCAAATTATAGCCCCACTTTTAATTATTTGCCCATTCAACATAACTGCACTTATGTTGAATGGGCGCAAAATCAAGGGTTTCACGTCCGGGAAATCTCAAAGGAGTAGCCTCAGTTTTACAATCCTTTGGGAAAACTCACTCCTCTAAATCCCGATCAAACTCTCGTCGAAATGTGGTTGCACAACCGCCCGGACTCCACCCAAGAAGCTTATCGGCGGGATGTGGATAATTTTTTTGGGTTTGTAGCCAAATCCTTACAGCAAGTCTCTTTGGAGGAATTGCAGGCTTACAGTACTTCTCTTGACGAACAAGATTTAAAGCCAGCGACCATCCGCCGCAAGCTCAACGCCATTAAATCGCTGTTTACCTTCGCCACCAAGCTCAACTACACCCGCTTCAATGTTGCCGCCGCGCTTCGCATCCCGAAGGGCAATCGTCTGTTATCTGGCAGAATACTCAAGCAAATTGAGGTACTCAAATTAATCAATCACCCAGAATTATCGGCACGCGATCGCGCCCTGCTCAAGCTGCTTTACGCCACCGGAATGCGGGTCAGCGAAGTCTGTAATTTGAAGTGGCAGGACTTCACAGAGCGCGATTCTGGAGAAGTGCAAGTTTCAATTGTGGGTAAAGGCGATAAGCAGCGGGTGGTCTTAGTGCCGCTATCGGTTTGGATGGAGGTGGAGGCACTAAGAGATAATTCTTCAGACGATAGGCCAGTGTTCTTGTCAGTCAGGGGCAAGGCTCTAGACCGCACGATGGTGCATTTGATTATTAAAGAAGCTGCGGCATCAGCCAATCTCGACCCTAAAATCAGCTGCCATTGGCTGCGGCACGCGCACGCACAACATTCCTTGACAAAAGGAGCGCCCATTCATTTGGTGCGGGATACTTTGGGACATAGCAACATTAGCGTGACAAATGTGTATTTAGAAAGTAATCCAGAGGACTCCAGTAGCAAGTATTTGGGGCTTTAGACGTACTCCTTGTCTCCAAACAAACACTTCGTGTACTCTCGTAAATCCTGGGGGCGAACCTTCCACCCTCTGCCCACCTTCTGCGCCCGCAGATTTCCTGTAGCGATCGCCTGCCGCAATCTGTACCGCGAGTAGCCAGTAGCTGCTGCTGCTTCCTCTAAATTCCACACCAACTTATTCCACAGCAGCGCCAATTTCTGACTAGAAGCAATAACTTCCTGAGTAGAAACAATAGCTTCCAATAGCTCCAGCACCCTTGTCGGTGGTAGTGTTGCTAGACCCCCGTTCGCGTTAGCGTCTCCGAAGGAGAAGACCTCCGACGGAGCAATTTCGGAATTGTTCGGGGCAACAAAAGACCGATGCACGGGCGTTTGTGAATCTTCCTTAAACGCCCTCAACTCCTCTTCGTTGTAAACGGCCTGTTTGCCGTTCTTAATTGGTACATAAGCAACACTTATCTTACCTGCCTTTACGTAACTCTCGACCGTGCGCGTCGAGATACCTAAAAACTCAGCGGCTTCCTTCTTGTTCACCCCCGAAGACCCCCGAAGACCATCGAAATAGCATTTTCGAGGGTTGGCGCAACACTGTCAAGTCGTCATTGGTTGATTTTGAGAAAGATTACGTAATTTTACGTAATACAAAAACAGGTGATATTGTATTTTTGCGCTTCTTGTAATGCGTTCGAGGTTGTTATAAAGATACAATCCTTCATTTCAAAGTAATATTAAATACAGCTTTAAATAAAAATGCGTATAAGTAACGAGTGCCTCGTGAGATTGTCAGAAGATTTTCCAGCTCTAGATAACGATATTTCGTATGCACTGCGTCTGTTGCAGGAAGTGAGGAAATTTCAGGAAGATTTGAAAACGATACCAGCAAGCGAGCGATCGCTTAATCTACTGGCGGTTTGTGAAAACTTTGACGAGATCATCAGCGGCGAGTTGAGGAAAGAGCTTGTGCTTGAGATCTAGAATGTTTGTACCGCAATCAAAAACGATGAATATGTACTACATTTTGGACGAGGGTGGAAATCCCGTATCGGCAACAGTAGAACAGTGGGGTTGCTGGCTTGAAGATGCTGGCATCCTGAGGATGGTTGATTTTACTCAGATCGGAGAAATTGAAATATCGACTGCTTTTGTGGGACTAAATTCGCATCCGACCAGCGATCGAAAACCTAAACTCTACGAGACAGCTATCTCAGGGGGATTGCTGGATGGGCATTCGTGGAAATATTCGACCAAGCAAGAGGCAATAGACGGACATCGGCAGGCTCTAAGAGAGGTCAGAAAAACTTTTGTAATGAATGACGCGCACCCCGCATTGAACACTTGATTTTTGCGTTAAAAACCAGTGCCGTATTTTACTCGCATAGCCCACCAGTAGGGAACTTTAGAAAAATACGGTGCGGTACAAAATGCGGATCTGCGGTGATCGATTCTAAGACTTGGGATAAAGCAAAAAAAGATTACACGACTGGCACGGAGTCGCTAGCGGCGATCGCCATGAGGTTTGGCATCTCTAAGCGTGCAGTTGAAAAGCGTGCCAGTGATGAAGGTTGGGCAGCTTTGCGCCAAGCACAAAATGGTCAGCAGCCGAAAAATGCTGTTCGCGCCTCTACCCCTATTCCCTATTCCCCGCCGTCGAATCGCCGCGACCTGCGAGAAATTGATGAAGTAGAAATCATTGACTGCGCGATCGCTTCACTCTCGTGTATTTTGGCGGGAGGAGGCGAAGATACTCGTGGTATCGGTGGGATTGCAACTGGCTTATGCCGCCTGATTGAATTGCGTAACAAGCTGGTACCCAAGACAGCGGCGGATTTGGCTGATATGGCAATGGCATTGGGCATCTCCCCCCAAGATTTTATCCGCGCCTTGAATGACCAATGCCAAAAGAAAGCGTAGCCGATAAGCGCCGGAGGGAGTTTGCCGAAGAGTGTGCAGCAGCGCTTGGACTAGTCCAAGGCGAAGATGACGCGGTTCCTTTTGCTGACTACGCCACCAAGCCAGTTGAATTTGTGCGTGAGGTGCTAGCCGTCCCAACCGTGACAGGTGAGCAAATCAAGATTTTGGAGTCAGTTAGGGACAGAGCAGAAACCAACGTCCAAGCTGCTCATGGTGTGGGAAAAAGTTTTATCTCGGCTTGTGTTGTGCTGTGGTGGGTGTTCGCTGTTGGCGGACTCGCCATTTCTACAGCCCCTACCGAATCCCAAGTCAAGCAGATACTGTGGTCGGAAGTCCGCAAACTCTATGACAAAAACAAGGTAAAACTTGGCGGGGAAAGGGGAGAGTTATTTTTAAAGTTTTCTGAGTCTGCCCGCGCCTATGGCTTTACTGCCCGAAACTATGACAGCAATAGCTTTCAGGGTAAGCACGCTGAAAAATTACTACTCATTCAAGATGAAGCGTGCGGCATCACTGAAGAAATCGACGATGGTTTTGCCAGCTGCCTAACTGGTTCCGATAACCGAGGCTTAAGAATTGGCAACCCCATAGTCGGCGGCACTCCTTTTGAAAAAGCCTGCGCTCGTCGGCACAATCGTATTTCAGCCTGGAGCCACATTAATGTTTCTTGGGCTTACGAAGAACACACCGATGGCATTCATCGCTTAAAACCAGATGTCGCAGCTGCAATAGTTGACTCGGTAACAGGCGATGTCTTGCCGCAGTCAGCGTGGCCGGACTGGTGTCAGCGCGATGTCATCCCCGGCGCTATCTCGATTGCCTGGATTGAAAAAGTCCGCAAAAAAGGCGAATCATCAGCATTCTGGCAATCTCGCGTTGAGGGATTATTCCCAGTTGATAGCGAACAGTCTATCGTCCCCCGCAGCTGGTTCCTGCAAGCCCGCGCTCGTTACGATGCCGATCCGCAAAAATGGGATTTCATAGCAGAACACCACCACTGGCGGCACGGGTTAGACGTGGGTGACGGTGGCGACGACCACGCTACTGCATCGTGGCGCGGCCCGGTGCTGTATGCTGTTGCTGTCATGCCAACCAAAGGCGATCGATTAGATGTCGGTAGAGCCGCAGCCCTTGGCGCAAAAGTGATAGACGAAAAGCCAGGACGGATCAACGTGGATATCATTGGCGTCGGCTCTGGCGCTTTATCCAAGTTGCTAGAGGGCGACTACCCTGGCGATGGTACGCACTGGGGAGAGGCGGCCGATGAAAATAGCTTGTTTGCGAACCTCAAAGCCGAACATTACTGGATGCTGCGTGAAGGCTTTAGGAATGAAGAGGTGGCGATCGCACCTTTGGGTGAAATCGAAGAAATGCTGATGGAAGACCTCGCAGGAACCTACTACGAGGAAACCACCACAGGCAAAACCAAGATTGAGGATAAGAAGAAAACCACTGCTAGACTGCACCGTTCGCCCAACGTTGGGGATGCTACCGTGCTGGGCCACAACGGCACTGGTGGGGTGGTTGAGTTTGAAAGCGTGGGCAAGGCTTCACGCGTAGGGTCGAGGTTGAGGGATTACTAGAGATATGTAAATCATCGCTACAAACTATGAAAGAAGACCTCAATCTACTAATGCAAATACTGAGGGAAAACGCACTTTTGCTAATGCAAATACTTGTGTTGATACTACTTTTTATTGATTAATGAGAGTGAAATACTTCAACTTCATAACAGAACTGTTCCTAATTGTCGTCCTAGCCCAGTGGCTTGGTTTTACCTTTAATCCCCAAAATACAATTTCTTGGACAAATGACGCTGGTGAAAGAATTGTCAATGATGGGGTGACGAGAACTGCGCTAGCTGTGATATTAGGCTTGCCTTACCTTTTTGTGTCCTACTGCCTTGTCATTGATGTCATTGATGAGCTTGGTGATTAATGCTTAGGGCGTTAGCGCACGTTGAGGACGGAGCCTATTTACTTACTCATCAAATCTCGCTCAACCGCCTCGCAAATAATTCGCCGCAGATATTTCACTCTCTCTTCTTGTGGAAGTGCGTGTAGCGCGTTATGGATGCTTTGTGGCAGCTTAACTCCCGTCACTTTTTTGGATAACGGCTCTGTTATTTCCTCTGTATAGCCTTTAAACTGTTGTTCGAGAAAGCCTTCAGTTTGCAAAGGTTTGGGATTACTCACGCTACTATTCCTGGTTAACTAGGGATAACCCCATAATAATCCCTAAAATTTATTTATGCAATTCTTGATATTCCCGGTTAACCGGGAATATAATGGATTTACAAGGGACAAAAACACTACCCCTTGTCAGGAGGTGAAGCGAATGACTCAATCCAATGGCGGCTCGAAAAAACCCAATCCTGAAGACCTGGAAGTTTATGAACCAGCTTCGGCGGAGGAAGACCATGTTGGTTATTTCAAGACCGACATTAAGGGCCAGGAGGGAGAGTTAGTTTCTGACGACGAACTCCCCCCTGAAATTAAGCCAGATGAGCCAGATGAGCGATAAGTAGCTCAATCCCCCAAGTCCCCACTTGGGGGCTTTCTTGCCTACTTGGAGTATAGCAAATGGACACAAACGTTTATATCCCAGATTACTATCGCGTGATTGAGCGCGTAGCTGGTGGATGGCATTTCAAGCAAGGCAAGCTGTTTCACAAAAGCTTGCCAATAAGCATTGATTTTAACGACTTTGAACTCCTGTACAGCATTTCCAAACAACAAGTAGCTATTGAGTTGTTTCGTCTTGAAGGTGGCAAAGCCGGTTACTACTTAGCAAATCTGCGTGAGAAAAAGTATTACTACTGTGGGAATGAACCTGAGGACGTGAAGCTCAAGCTGCGATCGCTCGGTATTGGACGCGACGATCCAATGTCCGCTTGAGGAGCTATCTGGCGGATTCCGCCAGATAGGAAACCGAGGGAACTCTAGATGAGTGAATTTTCATGATTCATGCACTAGCCGGGTTTCCGGCTTTCTTTCTCCTACATTCAAATGCCTTCCCTCCCCCGTAACTTTGACACAGAAATAGCTTCAGTCAAACGCGACCCCTATCTGCTGCTGCTGGGTTCGCGCTTGCTCAATCCTGATGACGTTCTCCAGGGGCGAGGCAAAGGGGAGTATAAAGCCTACGACGATTTACTCAAAGACGGGCATTGTTTCTCGGTACTGCAAAAGCGATATCTAGCAGTCATCGCCCGCGAGTGGTCGGTGGAACCCGCCTCAAAAGACAAGATTGACCAAAAAGCGGCGGACATGGTGAAGTATCATCTGCAAAGTCTTGCTAGCAGGGCCGATGATGATGATTTGCTGGCAACTGGATTTGACAGAACCTGCTACAACTTGCTTGATGCCACGCTCAAAGGCTTTAAGCCGGCAGAAATTCTCTGGAGTGAAGATGGCAAAGAGTTCTATCCCAACCAAATTAAAGCCAGAAACCAGCAACGCTTCAACTTCGCCATCAACGAAGCGGGAAAGTGGGAGCTACGACTTTTAACCCTAGAAGACATGATTGATGGGGAGGCTGTCACCAAGCTCTACCCTAAGAAGTTTTTCAGCCACATCTGCGGCGCTACCGATGATAACCCTTACGGTACGGGATTAGGGCGTACACTCTGGTGGAATGTATTCTTCAAAAAGCAAGGCATCAAATTTTGGTTGCAGTTCGTTGATAAGTTCGCATCTCCTACCGCAATTGGTAAATACAAGCGTGGAGCCACCAAAGAGCAAAAAAGTAGGCTGCTTGAGGCATTGGAAGCGATCGCCACCGATGCTGGCGTGATGATTCCCGAAGACATAGAAATCATGCTACTAGAAGCCTCTCGCTCTGGCAGTATAAATTGCTATGAATCCCTGTGCAAGTACATGGACGGGGAAATCAGTAAAACTGTGCTGGGCGAGACTTTGACCACTGAAATCGGCAGCAGGGGGAGCTACGCCGCTGCCAACACTCACAATGAGGTGCGAAAGGAACTGACTAAGGCGGATGCCGATTTGCTCTCCGACACCCTTAACCGCACGCTCATTAAGTGGGATGTGCAATTAAACCTGCCGGAAGCCAAACCTCCGCGTTTATGGCGCAACTTCGAGGAAGCAGAGGATTTGAACGGGCGATCGCAGCGCGACAAGACCCTATTTGACATGGGCTTCAAACTGAAGAAGGAAGCTGTAACTGAGATTTACGGCGACCACTATGAGGAAGTTGAGCAGGGTGGCGAGGCGACGGATGAGCAGTTTTTGGCTAATTCGGGCGTACAAGAGGCAGGGGGCGGGGAGCAGGGGGCAGGGGAGACAGAAGAAGACACTGCTGATATGTCAGAGAGCCTTAACTTTGGCAGCATCATTGACCGCGTGCTGAAGTGGAATGGCTTGGCTATCGGCGTGGAGTTCCTTCCCAATCAGGTGAGATTCCCAGGTCGCAAGCATTCCAAGAAACTGCGATCTGGTTACGGTCACATACGAGGTTACGTTGGGGCAGATAGTGAAGCGCTCGACTGCTATATCTACTCCGGGTTACTTGACGATGAACCTACCGGGAGCGATGCCCAAGGGCAAGATGCAAACCGTCAACGCATCTTTCAAGTCTCCCAGGTTTCGCTGGAGGATGGCGATTTTGACGAACACAAATACATGGTTGGCTACGCAAACCTCAAATCAGCAAAGGCTGCCTATCTTCAGGAAATGCCTGTTGATTTCTTTGGTGGAATTCAGGAAGTGACCGTTGAGAGTCTAGAACAGTACAAGCGTACTCAACCTGTTTCTCTTTCCACTTCCCGAAGTCTCCCCATTGCTGCTAATTTCGCCGAAACCGAGAAGGATGGAGTTGACCTGTACGCGGCTCAGCTACAAGAGCGTTCTGCACCCATTGTAAGTTCGTGGATTGAGCAGATACGGGGACTAGTGCAGGAATCGGAAAGTTTTGAGGAGGTGCGCGATCGCCTCTTCGACCTCTTCCCCAAGCTTAACACCACCGACTTCACCGAACTCATGGCACAAGCGATGATGGCAACCGAAGCTGGTGGCAGATTTGAGGTAATAAATGAGGCGGGAAATCTAGAGGCGTAATTCTCTTGGCTTTCTCTGATGTCGCTACAGTTCACCGAGTATGAATACAAGTTTGTCGGGCTATATGTCACGCGACTGCTGAGAGATCGTTTTGATTTTGCCGAGACCAGCGTCGCCAAAATAACTGACTCCCAATTGTTGCTAGAACTGCGGGACATCCTCGAAACCCAGTACCAAGACGGGATTACTGCCATACCTCAAGCCCAGTTAAATGAGGATGACAGCTTCTCTGGCATCTTCCTTGATAGGGTTAATTCCAAGCTGACCAAGCGATTTAAGTTTGAAATCAATGATGACGAAATTAGCTACAGTCTCGTCAATCCCGGCGACGTAGGGGACTTCACTGAAGAAGGGCTGGATTTCGCTCAAAAAAAAGCCAGTAATTGCACAAAAGGTATTGCTTGTGGCGGATCGTGCATCAGCGCCAAGAAAACCTGTAGAAAAAATGCAGACGCTCCAACCAAGAAAAAGATTTCTCAGGTAAGGACAAAGGTAAAGGGAGGAAGCTCAAGTCCGCAAAAAACCAAGTCATCAGGCGGAAGTGGTGGATTTCCCAGCGACCCCAGCAAACTAGAGGTCGTTAAACCCCTGGGAGGAAGCACTGGAGCCGTCTTAGTACGCGATCCCAAGACTGGAAAGCTTTTTGTCAGGAAAACTGGCGATAGTCCCGAACACTTGCGAAGCGAAGCGTCGGCCGATAATGCTTATCGAGCGCTGGGCGTTAATGTGCCCAAACAGAAGCTCTACGAAACCCCCGACGGCCCGGTGAAGCTGGCTGAGTACGTTGAGGGCAAAAGCATGAAAGAGGTGATAGAAAAAGGTACGCCAGCCGAGAAAAAAAAGCTCCTAGCCGAACTGAAAAAAAATTATACTGCTGATGCGCTACTTGGAAACTGGGATGTAGTTGGTCAAGAAAAAGATAACATCATCCTTGGTAAGGATGGCAAGGTCTACCGTGTTGATAATGGCGGTGCGCTTGGCTATCGAGCGCAGGGAGCTAAAAAAACTGACGAACAGTGGAATAAATACCCCACTGAACTTTGGTCGATGCGCGACAAAAGTGTTAATCCCCAGGCTGCCGAAGCATTTGCCGGGATGAAGCACAAGGAAATCGTGCAGCAGATCGACGCGATCGCAGTCAAACAAAAACAACTTTTAGCGGCCGTGCCGCCAGATGTCCGCGAAACTCTAAAAGGTCGGATTGAGGAGATGCAGCGAGTTGCCCAAATCAGCAAAACCTTGGAAGATGACGACTGGAACGACAACTACATCAGTACCTTCACCAAGCATACTGTAGGCATTCGCACAGTCGGCATCACTGGTAAATTGCCAAAATCTCTCAAAGGAGAGGGAAACGATGTGATCCTCAAAGACGAGAATGGCAAGGAATTCGACAATTTGCGTGGCAAAAATTCCACAATGAAAGATTTTGAAGAATACGTTCAAAAAAACGGAGGAAATTATGAAGTAGCAAGTACCTGGATGGACAAACAAGCTGGCTCTTCTTGGAGTGATGGCGCTCAGGCTTACAAATACCATCTAGCGGAGCAACGAGGTGGTAGCAAAGACAACTATTATTGGTCAGATGGGGAAGAATCCGCCAAGCAGGCATACAAAAAATACGTCAAAGAAGCAGGCGGACAAAGCAAATACAGCGAAACAATGGCAGCTTATCATGCTTTCAATTACGAGCTGCTAACGAAGACTGACTTTCCTAACAAAAATTCCGATGGCACAATCACGCTCGTGCGAACTGAAAATAAAGCCGTTATGGATATGTATGGACATAAGGTTGGCGATACCGATATCATCATGAAGCGTGGAGTAGCAGAGTCAACCTCTTTAGTTCAAGCAATATCCGTGTATGGCAATGAACTGACTGTGCAAAAAGTTCCACCTCATCGTGTTGTCGGCGTCTATTTTCATGAGCGCCATCCAGGGAAAGGAGGTTCTGCGTTCATGGGCGATTATGAAAATGAATTTGTAGCCATTCTGGACAAAGTACCTTTCAAATACACAAAAACCATAGATGCAGATGATGACGATGACGCCGGATTGCTAAAAACTTTGTTCAGTAATTAGTTTTGACAATATTTTTTACATTTTCTAAGTCAGGCTTATATTGGCTGTCCCACGCTTGAACATATTCTTTTTGTTGATATTCCTCTGGGATGTCTAAATCAACGCATTCAAAGAATAGAGAGCGAAAAACTTTTCTGAAATTGCTATCTTTTGGTTCGTACTGCAAATCATATTTGTAAAGCGATCGCTGCAACAAAAAGAATGTCGCCAGTAATTCCAGTGGTCGCAATCCCCATTGTTGATTTGAGAAGAAACTGTCTATTGCTTTCTTAGCGTCAAATCCAGTCTGCTGTTGGTATTTGTGTCCATCAAAACGCAAAGCACAAGTAATTAATATCTCATCTTCCATAATTTTTCTGTTAACTAGACTATTACTTTTATATTGGATTGAGCAGTTTAGCGCCATGCTCAGGGCAGTGTACTAGGCTATCTTCCTTGGTCTTCCGCGTTTGCGCTTCGGTACTGATGGGGTCTGTAGCAGAGTACCTGCAATCTGTGGCGACATTGACGCCAGAAGCGGAGGCAGGGGTGTGATATGCGCGGTTTTGACAACCTCTTCAGTATCACACAACCACGGATCGGGAATTGCAAATTTAGTGTGGGGTATGTCGTCGGGCAATGAAATGTTTTCAGGTTCAGGTTCGATTGGTTTGACTTCCTTGACGCTTGGCATTGGCACAGGGGGGAAGAGTCCGTTGATGAAGTCAAAAATCATCACAAAGATGAAAGCCCAAAACACGATTTCGATGGCATAGGTAAGTATTTCTTGCATGATGTAAATCCTTTGAGACTGAATGAGTAGTATGTAGAGTTTTGGTGTGATTAGATTTTTTTGCACAGATACTGCCATCTGTGCAGTGGGCAGGAAAATTCGCTGTAGTCTCACCCATCGGACTCGTATTCTTGGGCGTAGGGAACCATTTCTTGGTAATCTCTCCACAAACTCGCATTTTTTTGGATAATCAACGACTTTTCGCTCTGGTAGTAGCTGCTGGGAAAGGGTTTGGCGATGCCATTCCACAGGGCGATTAATTCTTCTTGGCTGTAATCTCTTTGTTGGCGGGTATCGATGTAGCGCATTTTTCTTTTGGGGAGGGGGGTTGAAGTGGTGTCCCTCGCCGCTCATGTACCTATCATAACAACGGTATACCGTGGTAGCAATAGATTTTACATGAGAATTTTCTATGGATTTTTAGCAAAAATCAGTTTTGCAATAAAGGAAGTTTATCACGGTATACCGTGGATGGTGGTAAAATAAGGAGGAGAATCGGATTAGTATTGATGGAACGCCCAATAGATAAAGCTAAAAGGGATGCAAGCGGTAGATTTGTTAATGAGCCAGGATCTATGGCGGATTCCCCTATCTGCGTAAAATTCACCACAGATGTAGACGAAATACTGCGAAGTCTCCCCAACCGCTCCGAAAAAATCAGGCAATGGGTGATTGAGGGATTGGAGCGAGAGGGGCTATTGCCACCAGGGGAACCATAAACCCATGCCAGAAACCATTGATCCCTTTAAACTACCATTTGATGAAGCGATCGCCTATTTTAAACAGAAATCGATTTTACCGTCCCTTGCCTGGGATGACTTTGCTGATGCGGCTGCTGATTATGCCTTTACGTTGGCGAACGTAACCTCCCTCGAACTCCTGGGCGATGTTTATCGCTTGGTTGCGAGTGGCTTAGAAAACGGCGACAGTTACGGCGAATTTAAGAAGGGATTTGACCATGCGATAGACAAGGCGGGGTGGAACCCAGCGAAGCGGCCCTGGCGGACTGCGCTCATCTTCAACCAGAACCTGAGGAACGCCTACGGGGCCGGACGCTACAAGCAGATGAGCGATCCCGAAGTATTAAGGCTTCGTCCATATTGGCAATGGGTACATCGCGATTCACGAGTACCTCGCCCCCATCACCTAGCCTTAGATCAAAAAGTCTTTAGGGCCGACGCTCCTTTCTGGCAAACCTGTTTTCCACCTTCTGGCTTTGGTTGCAGGTGTGGTGCGGTTTCCGTATCTCGGCGGGACATTGAACGCGAGGGCTTGACGGTAGATGAACCACCGCAAGAGACGGTGACTGTGGTAGATAAAGTGACGGGCGACAAGAAAAGAGTCCCTGCGATCGGTGGCAAGCCCATTGGTGAACCTGGATTCTCGACTATCCCCGGTGGCAGCGACCCCAGCCAAAAGCAAGCGATACTAGAACAGGCGATGCAAAAGTTACCGCCACAGTTACGGGAGCAGGTCAAAAGGGCTTTAGAGAAATGATTTCAATCAGACAGCGCAGGCGAAACCGCCACAAGATAAAAGCTGTACGAAGACAACCAACAATAAAGACCGTTTGCACCGGTTTCACTATTGAACTGACCGGAGTCAGCGAGGCTTTTGCTCAAATGAATAACACAATAGCAAAGCTGTCTGAAACAATGGCGCGTCCTGAGGTTCAAGAGGGGATAAGGAAGATGTGGCAGGATTTTGCGCGCCTTGTTCCAGTTGGAATTAGCCAGCTAGGACTTCTTGATACTGGAAGTCTTCGCCCTAGCTTCAACTTTGAATCAACAAAGAAAAAGCTTGTTGCAGTTCAAGAGGCTGAATTGCTTCGTCAATATGAATTGTATTGTCACCGATATCAGGTAGATCTGATTCGAGTAGATACTGAGGATGATTGCTTGGGCGATCCTTCGTGTAAGTTCAATGCGCGCAGGCGCAGCCCGCCGCAGGCATCGCCTTGCGTGCAATGCGCTGTAAATCCTAGTGGCAATTGTGGAGAGTGCAGTTTTTATGAAAGCTAAAGAACTTGCAGAGATTCTGCTTCAGCATCCAGAACTTGAGGTGGTTGTTACTGGGTACGAAGCGAATCTTAATCCGGTCAAAACAGTTATAAAAACAAAGATCAAAAAAGACCCCGGTCATGGCTCCTACTATGGGGAATACGATCATCTCGGCACTAGAGCGTTTTCAGAAAATTCTCAAGAGCCGACAACGGCGCTCTACATCGGCTATAGCGAAGGAGTAGGCGACGGAATTGATACTGTTGCTGGTGAAGTACTGATAAAACAGTCTTAGTACCTGTAATTCAACCCTGCCTCTAAACAAACAGGAAACAAACCTCGCGCTTCTTCCTCTAAAATCTTGGTTCCATAGTCAGCAATTGTGTCTAGCGTCCAATCTGCATTGCCTTGGTAAACAGCATAGTCATCATTGCTGCCAATGCGAGCTACATAACCAAACATCCCGTCAAAACGGTAGAGCCTAGCTCTAGGTTGTAAGTCGTCCAAGGTGGCGTTGTTCCATTGGATGTAATTTGCGTGGGGAACCGTAGTCATAGCGCTTCAAAAGCTTAGGTGTCATGGCTGAAATCATTATCACTCTCGATTCCCTTGCTGCCCAGCACAATTTAGCCCAAATTGAACATCGCCTGCACAACCTCCGCCCTGCCTTTGCTTCAATGGGCGAATACATGGTGCGGCGAACCGAGCGGAATTTCAAGGGCGAACACGACCCCGATGGGGTAGCGTGGGCCCCATTGACAGCCGCATACAAGAAGCGCAAGCGGGGAACCAAAATACTCACGGAATCCGGCAGACTCAGGGCATCCATCACCTACCGCGCTGATGGTGTTCGGGTGGTTTTAGGAACCAATATCAAGTATGCTCGCGCTCACCAAATGGGATACCCCAAGCGCAATTTGCCGCCACGCCCGTTTTTGGGGGCATCGACAGAAGATGAACGAGAGTTAGGGGAGATTTTACTTGATTACGTCAAAGGGCAGTAGCGGAAAGTGGAGCCACTGCGGTGGACGGGTTCCCCGGCATAAAGCAAGTGGCGTCGGTCTTGGGGGTTTCCACGCCAGTTGCTACAAGTCGGCAGAACCGCCCAACGCACTGGCTCCCCAGGAGCAACTTTTCAAGACGCTATCTGGCGGATTCCGCCAGATAAGACAAATGGGAACTCTACAAATGCATTAGAAAATTCCTTATTTTGGGAGGTTGCCCCCTCCCTTTCTCCCCTACTCCTCCATGCCCCAGGAAATCGAAATCTTTGCAGCTGGCACTCACACCTCCAGTAACGGCGCAACCGTCACCCTGTCGGAAAGCGACCTCGATGCGATCGCCCAATCCTATGACCCCGATTTATTCGACGCTCCCGCAGTCGTCGGACATCCCCGCGACAACTCCCCGGCTTACGCCTGGGTAGAAGGAGTGCGGCGGGTGGGCAACAAGCTGATGGCCAGCCTCAAAGATTGGGACGCAGATTTCCAAGAAGCAGTTAAAAGCAGGCGGTATAAGAAAATTTCCGCCAGTTTTTATAGTCCAGACTCATCCTCCAACCCCAAGCCAGGAAGTTACTACCTGCGTCACGTGGGCTTTTTAGGGGGAATGGCACCAGCTGTCAAAGGATTAAAATCCGTTGCCTTTGCTGAAGCTGAAGAGGGAGTGGTGGATTTTTGCTGTGGTGTGGGGGGAGATAAGGAGATTTTTCGCAATCTGCGGGAATGGCTGATTGAAGAGTACGGCATTGAAGTGAGCGATCGCGTTGTACCTGCCTACTTGCTCTCCATGCCCAGTGATGGCCGCCTTGATTATCTGGAGAGCCGAGTCGATGAACTAGAAAACTTTATTAGTAAAACGTTTTCCCCTGACATGGAATCGCGCCTAGAGGAAGTCGGGGAGAGAGTATTGCAGCTTTTAAATAAATACGATTACACGGAGGAATCAGAGCCAGTGCCATCACAAGAAAGCATTGAATTGTCAGAAGAGGTTGGACAACTGAAAGCCGAACTGCGGCAAGCCAAGTTGGAGAAGAAAAGGGAAAACGTAGCCAACTTCGTTGAGTCCCTCAAGGGCAAAATTCGCCCCAATCAAAAAGGGCAGCTAGTCGAATTCATGATGAACCTGCCAGAAGAAGAGGTGGAATTTTCTGAAGGCAAGCCTCAGACCCACTTAACTTGGTTACAAAATTTCCTCAAATCTCAACCAGACTTAGTGAATCTCAAGGAAGTCGTGCGCGATGAGAACATTGAGGCATTCTCCGAGGAAGAGAAGCAATCCCGCAGCGCCTACGCTAACGCAGCCAAAGCTTATGAGGAGGCTTGGAAATAATGCCAATTAATAACTGCACAGATTTACTCGACGGTGCTTCACTCTACGAGGGGCAAGTCGCCAACCTAGAGTCATCTGTCATTCGCACAGCTGCGAATGCGGATACCGATATCCTGGTTTTTGGTCGGGCATTGGTCAAAGGCAGTGGTGACAAAGATTTAATTCTACCCGTGGATGCTAATAGCTTGTTCATGGGCATTGCTTATGCCACTGACACAATCGAAAAGCGCTCTGGCTTTAGCATTAACGCTGATGGTGATTTTGGCTATCCCCTCGACTGGACTATTTCGTATTTAGTGCGCGGCGTGATTGGGGTGAAAGTTGTACAAAACGTCAACCCCGCGTCTAACGTTTTTTGGATTCACACCCCCCAAACTGGCCAACGCAAAGGACAATTCCGCGCCGATGCCGACACCAACCGGGCAGTGCAGATAACTAATGCTCGATTCATGAAGTCCGGGACTGCTGGCTCTGTCGTTCCTCTCTCGATTAATTTGGCGTAGCGACAATCATTCTCGTCCCTATTCCCTATTCCCCTATTCCCCTATCCCCAATCCCTAACCATGACCACAGGCGGAAATTTACTGTACCGGGCGCTTGAGCAAAATATGCCCGGAGTGCTTTCAAGAAGGTATCGCGATTTAGCTTTTGAAAACGGCAAAATTGTACCCACCCAGGCAGACCTAAAAGCAGGTGCATCTGAAGTGGTGCGCGATACTGTAGACGAAGTTGGCGACGCTGACATTATCGGCGATGGCGCTTTCGACATCCCCATTGTGGATGTGTCAGCCGGCGAAGATCGCTACAAAATCTTCATGATTGCTAGTGCCTTCTCCTACACCTTCCAGCAAGAGCGTGCTTACAACTACGCTGGTGCAAAGGCAGAAATCAACAATCGCAAACAAATGCTGGCAAAGCGATCTATCGGCGAAAGGCATCACCGTATTGCTGCATTCGGCGACACACGACTCAATGTAACTGGCTTTTTAAACAACGCCGGCGTCACCCTCAATAACTCCAGCTTCGACCCGAACACCGCAGCACCCGACGAATTGGCAGAGTTTTTTGTAGATGAATTAAAGGCAGCACACACGGGTTCAAATAACGTTGAAATGCCGATGGATGTCTTAATTTCCACTGGCTTTTACTTCAAGTTAGTTAAAACCAGGATGCCTGATAGTTCTGTAAGCGTGCTTACTTACATCAAGCAGGCTTTGTCCGAAGAAGACGTTAACTTCAAGATTACGAAGTGCCAAGAGTGCGATTCCAGTCAGCTGGAAGCAAATGGCGTGCAAGCAGGTGGGACAAACAAAGACCTCATCACGCTTTACACCAAAGACCCAGAAGTTGTTGAGCGTCACATCGAACTGGTTCAACTCATGCCCCAAGAATGGGTAACAGTGCGGGACGGGCGGAAGGTTTACCCGATGTTTAGTTCAACAACGCCCACAATAATTAATTATCCTGGAGCATTTAGATACATCAAGGTTCCAAAGGTGAGCTAATGGCAACAATTATCCTCAGACCCGAAAAATCTTTTCCGCCCCGCAACGGCCCAGTCTGTTTTGACAGTCTCACCCTAAGACCTGGCAGTAATCTAAATATCTCGGACGACATTGTAGAACAATTGCGATCGCACCCCGACTTTCCCCAGTACGAACGCTGGGGAGCAATTGAGATCATCTCTCCTAAAACCGAGATTAACCCGAACGCACCCCAGCCCTCGGAACTTTCGACCATGAACGTCGAGGAGGCGGAAAAAGTAATTGAAAATTGCGCCGATGTTGCCAAACTCGAAGCGTGGCTTGCTTCGGAATCTCGCGTTACCGTTCGCCGTGCCATTAACCGCCGTATCGCAGCAATCAAGGGAGGAAATGAATAGTGGCTGTTAAGCAAAAAATCGGTGTTGAGTTGATCAACACTAACATCAACCTCACGCACAATATCAGCGTTCAGTGTCCGCTCAATTCACTATGCGTTGACCAGCCTTTCTTTGTAGCGGATGGATCTTACTTGGTGACTAGCATTTCCTACGTACACTCGGCTGCGGGGAATGATGCTAGCGCGGTAAACCTACAAATCACCAAAGATACCGGCACTGCTGCCCCTGGTGCTGGAACTGACCTATTGACCGACAGCAGCAATGCTGGATTTAATTGCAAAGGCACTGCTAACACTGTGCAAACTGGGGCGCTCGTTGCAACTGAAGCAACAAGGACGTTGGCTAGTGGCGATCGCTTGTCTCTTGATTTCGCTGGCACAGTCACAAACCTAGCTGGAGTGGTGGTTACAGTTTCCTTGAGAAGGATTTAATTCAGAATTCAGAATTATTTTCAACCACAAGAGGTGATTGTCGTGTAGCTCTCAATCCTTACTAACATCCAATTCCTAATATCCAATCTCCCATGCCCTACGCTACCGTCGCCGACATGATTGCCGCTTTTAGCGAGCAAGAAATACTTGAGCTTAGTAACATTGACTACCCCGACAACACCACAATTAACGAAGATGTGGTAAATCGGGCGATCGAGGATGCCCAAGCTCAACTCGATTCTTACCTAGCGGTGCACTACAAAGTGCCTTTGGTTGTTGTACCAACAGTGCTTCGCAATTACACTTGCGATGTGGCGCGGTACATCTTAGACAAGGATAAGCCAAGAGAAGAAGTTTCCAGGCGGCGGGATTTGGTTTTTTACTACCTCAAAGACTTGGCAGCTAACAAAGCATCGCTGCCGGGTATCGTTGATGGCACTGATGGTACTACAACCGATGCTGGAAATGGCGATGTGGTGCTGTTTAAAAGCCCTGGCAGGACTTGGACATCTAGCGCCTTGAAGGATTATTGGTAATGCTTGCAGAAGCTGAAGCCGCTATAGTCAAACGAGTCGAGGCGATTCTTGCACCTTTTGAGGTGAATATCTCTCCTTTTCCGGGCGATAGCGACCAGCAACCGAAGCCAGGACGCAAGGGAATGATTCTCATTGGCTACAAGCGAAGTCGCCATCGCGTGACATCCGTTCAGCCTATGACTGTTGAAATCATTGCCGAGTTCGAGTTGTCGTTGCAACTAAAGGATTTACGTACCCACAGAGGCGCTTATCCACTGCTTGATGCGGTGCGCTATGCCATCACAGGATTAATTCCCCTCAAGGGGCCACTTTCCAAGTGCTACCCAGTGCAGGAAGGATTTTTAAAAGCTGAGGATGGCATTTGGTATTACGCAATGGTGGTCGCTGTGGCGATGATGCAAATCGAAGGGCAACAGCCTTATACTGCTGCTGATATTGATTACCTGACGCGAGATCCGGCTTTGGGCGTGCGTCCTTATACCCCTGCTAATGGTATTCAAATTCAAGTTGCAACAAGGCGATCGCGTGTCAACGATCTACCAGACAACGTAGTGGATCGGACTTTCGTAGTGATAGAAAGCGTGCCGACAGGGTTAATGGACTTTTCGAGTTCGGATGGCGGTCAATATATCGAAATATTATGACTACTCTTAAGATTAAAGACGCAGATGGAGCTACTAAGCACGTTGCGACCACAGGGACGGGAACGCCCGACGATCCGCTAAAAACGCAACAAAGCATTACTGGGGCGGTAGCAATCAGTCAGCCTTTACCTGTTGGCGAAAACACTATAGGTAAAGTGGAAGTTACTGCGATGCCACCCTTGAGCGTGGGCGACATCAACGTAGAAGTTAGTGAGGTGGCTGTATCCAACTTCCCTGCAAGTTTTCAAGTTAGCAACTTTCCTGCCACGCAGACCGTAGCAGGCATTGTAAGCGTTTCCAACTTTCCTACTAGTTTTCAAATTAGCAACTTACCTGCTACGCAAACAATTGCGGGTAACGTTAGTGTTTCTAATTTTCCAACGAGCTTTCAAGTTAGTAACTTCCCTACAAGTTTTCAAGTTAGCAATTTTCCAGCGACCCAGACAATTGCAGGCAGTGTCAGCGTTTCTAACTTCCCTACAAGCTTTCAAGTTAGTAACTTCCCCGCCACGCAGCCCGTATCAGCTACATCGCTGCCATTGCCTACGGATGCAGCCACAGCGACCAATCAAACTGCACAACTCACTAGGCTTACGGAAATACGCGATCGCTTGCCTGCTTCTCCTACAACAACTATGACCGCGATCGCCACCGATGGCACGAGTGGTGACAAAACAATTCTCACTCCCACTAGTGGCAAGGCTTTGAGAATTAGCAGTCTTTGTCTGACTCTTGGCAGCGCTACAGCCATCACCCTGAAAAAGACTTCTACAGCGATTAGCGGAGTAATGACCATTTCCGATTTGGTTGCAGATTTTCCTCAGCCAGTGGCTTTAGCAGTTGACCAAGCTTTTGTAATCAACGTCGGTTCGGCTATTGCTGTCAATGGCTTTGTAACTTGGTGGGAGGTATAGGATGGGATACGTTAAAGGAACGGCTAGCGCTTCCACATCTGGTTCTCAAATATTCACGGCTTCCGGAACCTGGCCCAAACCCAACAATATCACCTGGGTAGAAGTGGAAATTTACGGGCCGGGCGGCCCGGGGCGTGGCGGCTCTACCAGTTCAGGAGGCAGAGGAGGAAGCGGCGGCGGCTATGTGCGTAAAAGATTTGCTGCGAGCGCTTTGCCCTCATCTGTAACTGTGACCGTGGGTGCTGGCGGCATTGGCGGCGCTCCAGGCGCTCAAGGTACGCAAGCGGGAAACTCTTCTTTTGGAAGTTTTTTGACAGCTTATGGGGGCGGCTCGCCTTCTGGTTCAACTACCGGATCTGCGGGAGCTTCTAGCTTGCAAGCTGCAACCGGATCGACAACAGCGCTAGACCCAGATGGGGTTGCGGGTGCAAGTGGAGGTAATGCAGCTTTGTTTGCTGGCGCTGCTAGCAACTCGACCGCTGGCGGCCCTGGCAGAGGCAGCGTTTTCGGCGGCCCTAGCGGTGGAAGTGGCGCTAGTGGTACCGCTGCTGGTGGTGGTGACGGTGGCGCACCAGCTGTGAATTCTGGAGGTGGGGGTACTGGCGGCCCTACTGGAACTCCGGGGGCAACCGGTGGTAATGGCAGCGATTCCACAACTGGCGCGGGTAGCGCTGGCGGCGGCGGTGGCGGCTCAACTACCACAGGAGGCAACGGCGGCAACGGTGGCGCTCCCAGTGGAGGGGGCGGAGGAGGCGGCCCTGGTACTACATCTGGTGGAAGCGGTGGCAATGGTGGACGTGGTGAAGTTAGGGTTTTTTGGGGGTAAATAATGCGATATGCAGTTGTTGAAGATGCAATAGTTGTTAACGTAATCGTATTAGATGACCCAGATGATTACCCAACAGATTCACTTATGATTCCAAGTGAGACAGCAGGGATGGGCGATATCTGGAATGGCACAGTTTTTACACGCCCTGCTGCACCAAAACCAGATCCTGATTGGGGAGCATTCAATAGAGCAATATTGCCAAATGCGGCTTACAACCGGATGAGTGAATCATCTACCAACCGGGGTGCTGTACGCAGACTAGAGAGCATAGCCATTTCTGCCGGAGTCAGTGGCTCGCAGTACGAAAACTACGACATTATAGTGATGCTGTGGAATGGCATGATTGATGCAGTGCCTATTTTGAATAAGCCCACATCTCAAGAAATTCAAGGATGGACTGCGATCGCCCAATCTGCCTTTATGCCCTTCAGTTTTGATGCAAACGGCAAGATGGTCGTATAGGGAACCCTACGGGCAGTTATCGATAACTGCTCATGCCTCAAACGCTTAACATAAATCAACTAACAGCGCCCGGCGTGTATGTCTACGAGGACACAGCAGGGGTTGAGTCGATGCCCGATATTATTCGGGGCAACTCTCAGTTAAATCTGGGCGTGCGACTTTCACCGCACCCAGCTTCCGATGTTCTTAGCTTGTGCTTTTGCTCATGTGTTTATAATCGTGGCAACTCTCGTGAATTGCTTCAAGATTATTTTTCTTCCAGTTGGCGTGATTTTCGTCGATGTGATGCAGGTGAACCCGTTCTTCATCGATGAATTTTAAACCGCAGGAAGCACATCTATGGTTTTGCTTCTTAAGAGTTTTAGAGGTTTCACCATCGTAGAGCTTGCTTTTACGTTCGCTCCAGTAGGCTATCTCACCGTCATAGGGGGATTTTATTCCTTGAACCATGACGTGTTTGTTCTCGGAGTAAGGAACTGCTGCAAATGCTTTGTCTAGCAACGTTTTACTAGAGTAGCGGTCTTGCTTGGTTTCCTTGTTAAATACCTTATAAGCCCTTGTTTCGATGTGGTATAAGGAATTCCTCGCCCCATCCATCTTGCAAAACTTATGGTAGTTTCTCCAGCCTCTAACTATTGGAGCCAGCCTTGTGGCTTTTTCCTTAGCACCATAATTCGAGTTGTTGACGATGTGTTTTACTTTCTTACAAAAAGCTTTGAAATTATCCACAGAGGGAATACTTTTGAACTTTCCGTTTTTCTGGACTTTGAAGTTCCATCCGAGGAAATCAAACCCATCTGTCGCGGCGGTAACTTTGGTTTTCTTTTGGCTTACATTCATTCCGCGTTTGCGGAGGAAATCGCTGATTCTTTCAAGTATCTCTATCGCATTATCTTCGGGGCGGAGTATAATAACCATGTCATCCGCATAACGGATTGATGGCTCGACAATGCTCCCTTTTGGGGTGTTGTCTGTGATTTTCTTACCTCGTTTGTGACCGTCGTGGTATCGATGAATACTCTCAATTCCGTTGAGTGCGATGTTTGCTAGTAATGGGCTGACCACTCCCCCTTGTGGGGTTCCTTGTTCGGGAAATTCTGGGTTAACCCCTGCCTTAAGGCATCGGAAGATACCGAGTTTTAAGCCTTTAGGGGCGATGAGTTCGTCCATTATTGCTGAGTGATTAATCCTATCGAAGCATTTTTCGATATCGAGTTCAATGACTCGTTTTTCTATTCCGTTGGCGTTAGAGCTTAGGTTGTTAAAGATTTGCTTTTGTGCATCATGGGCAGAGCGCCCAGTCCTAAACCCATAACTCCGAGCGTGGAAAGTGGCTTCGTGTGCTGGTTCGAGTGCATATTTTGCGAGGCATTGCCAAGCTCTATCAGCGATGGTTGGTATCTTAAGCATTCTGGTAGTCCCGTCCTTCTTGGGGATGGGGATTTCCCGTAGTCCTTGATGCTTCCAATTTCCACTGTTCATTTTCAGTAATTCTTCAAGGTTGAAGCGGTCTTCAAATGAGAGGGATTTCTTACCATCAATACCCGCCGTCTTTTTGCCAGCATTTAGCTGAGATACTTGTCTTATTGCAAGAAATCGAGCCGAGGTGGATTTAAGAATAAGCTTTTGGAGTAACCTAGCTTTCCGCTTGTCTCCAACTTGAACAGCTTTAAATACGCGCTTTTGAAGGCGAAAGAGAGTCTTGCGGAATTTCTTCCACGGTAGCCCTTTCCAAGATTCACTAGTTTTGACACTGTGTCTAATCAT